CCAGCACTAATGCTGAATGGCTCAGATAGGTATGTTAATTCGTTAGATGCTGGCAGATTATCGATTAAGGTTTTGCCTTTCGACATGTCGATTTCAAGAATAGAACCCTTACGGAAACGGTTAGGGATGCCTATCCCGTTGTTAGGGTAGTCTTTCCGATAAACAAAACTGTCAAGGTATAAGTGCGTTATTAGTGGCCAGTCACTAATTCCAAAAATACCAATATTGATTTTAGCTGATTTCTTACCCTTAATCTCAGGAACAGTATATCTCGGATAAGACCCTTGCCAATAAAATTGAAGTACATCATCGAAACGTTGGACATCAGACCAGCCTTGTGGTTCGTTGAAAGGGTTAGCGGTTGATACGTGCGTTCCGTAGAAGTATTTTCTATCAATAATCTTATAGCCGCCTTTACCATCTCCCGCCATAAAATTATAATGGCAGTCAAATCCAGCTGTATTTTTATAGGTTTCAACACCATATAAAAATTCTCCTGTTTCGGAAGTGACCGAAATTTTGATAAAACCGTATTGATGTGCAGCACCTAACCATAAGATTTGTCTCCACCAAAAATATTCATACAAAGCCCCTTTTTCACCGTAGCTGTCAACCGGTATTTCCCATGTTAACGATGCACCTCTAAGGTTTCTGTCT